AGACATTGAAAAAGACCTCCGGAAAACTCCAGAAAGAGGAAATTAAGCTTTATAGAAAACTTCTAACTTTAATCAGGAAAAAGAATAAAGAGATATTTAACCGATTCAAGAAATTAGGTAGAGTGCCATCTAATGATTTGGATATTAAATTTCTTGTTGAGCCGTTAAGTGAGGCAATAGAAGATTATGCTGAAATTGTAATCGAGGGAACAGCAGATGCAGTTGAAAGGGGAATGAGAAGGGCAGTTACTGAACTCAATAAAATGGAATTTGGAGAAAAGAGTTTAAAAGCTAAAATAGACTTTGATTTCATTAAGGACTTCTCACCGGAAATAAGCAAACAAATAAAAGAAAAAATCTTTGTAGCTTCACAAAGAACTTTAGATAGATTAACCGGTGATGTAATGGATAATCTAAGACAAAGCTATGAAGAAGGTTACGGATACAATAAAGCCGCTGAAAGACTTGATGAAGTTTTTACCAATATGGAAACATACGAACTTGAAAGAGTTGCCAGAACAGAAATCGCAAGTGCCGAAAATTTGGGAATGTATGAAAGTGAAAAAGAATTAGGTGTAGAATATCATAAATGGCGAACTGCCAGAGATAATATAGTAAGAGATTCACATGAAGAATTAGAAGGGCAGATTGTCAGAGTAGGAGATAGGTTTAGTAATGGACTTGAATATCCCGGAGATAGAGGTGGGGCAATAGAGGAGTGGATTCAATGCAGGTGCACGTCAGTACCTTATATTTTACCGGAAGGATTTATAGCACCGGATAAGGAATGGTTTTATGAAGGTGATTTGGTGAAAGTTGGAGAGCCAGAAAAGGTAGAGAAACCTGAATTTGTTTTAGCAGAATCAAGAGATGAGGCGGAAAATTATTTAAAAGATTTATTAGGTGAAGGGGCAAAAGTAGATTATTCTAAAAGCGTAACAGTAGAACAATTCAATATAACAAATAAATCTTTGCATAATTTAATAAATGAGTATAATTTAAAATATCCTCTAACAAACATAAAAATTGTAGACCAACTTGGAACAAAACAAAAAATGTATTATGGACAAGCGGGGCATCATAGAATAGTAGTAAATACTCAAATATTCAAAAAAAGAATAGCAGAAAGATATGCCCAATTAAATATGAATGATTTCCATGCACCTGTTAAGGTAAGAATAAGCAAAGATGATGTTGATACCATAATGCAACATATAATGTCTCATGAATTTGCTCATACACAAAGTTTAAGAATTACAGATTTAGCCAGAAATGCAACAGAAATAGAAAGAGCAATTAATGTTAAAGTAAAAGCTATAAAAAACAGATATTCCAGAGCATTGACAAATCTACATAAAGAATTACTTGAGAAACAAAATCCTAAAATAAGAGAAGAAATTAAAAAAGTAACAATATCAAATTATGCTAAAACAAATATAGATGAATTTATAGCAGAAGCATTTGTTGATTACAAATACAGTCCAAATCCTTCACCCTTTTCAAAAGAAGTATATGACTTAATATTTAAAAATATGGAGAAATAAAGTATGAAACCAGATATGGTTAATTCACAATGTGCAAATTGTAAACATTACAATATAGGAGATGCTGATAAACACAGTTGCAAGGCATTTCCAGAAGGAATCCCAGAAAAAGTATTTTTTAATGATGTTATCCATGACCATATTATTAAAGGGCAGGTTGGAGAATTTGTATCCGAAGAAAGCCAAGAAATAGAAGAAGATATATTTTAATAAAGGTGGAAGAAAATGAATGAAACAACCATGTATGAAGAAAAGTATTGGATAGCAGAATTAGGATTATATTCAGAATTAGTAGATTATTTAAGAAATCAATGTATGGAGGTAAATAATGCATTCGAAAGCAATCGATTTATTGAAGAATATGTTATTTGATGAAGACATGATTAACGGAAGCCAGAAACGAAAAGAAAGAAATGAATTGATATTATTCACAATAAGAAAACTCCAAAATGACATGCCAAGACCTGAAAGGAAAATCGAAAATCCAGACTGTCCCAATGGGGTATGTCCAGCGAGGTGATAATGGAAGTTAGATGTATTGATTGCGGGAAATTACTATTTAAAATAACCGACCAGCGTTATATCGAAATACCATGCTCAAGACCGAGGTGCAGAAACAAAGGTCAAAGAGAAGTGATGATATACGATATTCAAGTTGGGAAGATAATAGAAAAAAGAAAGGATTTGACAAAGAATAATTTCACTGGTAAAATAATTATAAGTTAAAAAGGTTCTTTCTGGCTGATAAGAAACCAAGGGGATTCTTCTAAGGATGTTAGCCATGCTGACAGTCTAAGGATAGGCTGGAAAGTCAAATTGACAATCGAATATTCCGAGGGAATAATCCCCAACTCATATTCTTTTCATTTTTTACCTCCTTTACATCAGAGCATCTGCGAGAAGCCTGTACAAGCTTTTTGTAGGTGCTCTTTTGATTTAGGGAAGGTATAGAAAAATCATTAAAGAAAGGAGAAAGAGATGTGACTGTAAAAAACCAGAATAAAAAAGACAGTTTGGAAGAACGTTCTAATCGAGTCAGGAGAGCTTTTGAAGGTAGCGGAGAAAAAGGTTACGTTGCACAGGTTTTTGATGATGCCGTTATTTTCCATGAATTTGATACTGATAAGTATTTCGAAATAAAGTACGTTCTTGATGATGACGGTAAAATAACCAAAGGCGAGCCGAAAGAAGTTGATTTAGTCTATATTCAAAAACGAATTAATGGCAATAATGCAGAATTAACCGGTCCCATATTTAAAGCAGATGAAAAACAGAGAATAGTTTATGCCGCAGTATTAGTACCCGGAGAGCCAGACCATGATTTCGAAAAAGGCGAAAAATTATTGACCGCAGAAGAAATAGAACAAGTTGCTCATAAGTGGATGGAAGATTATGGAAACATAGACTACATGCATGGAATGAATAATGTAGCCAAACCAGTGGAAAGTTTTATATTGCCTTTTGAATGGGAAGTTACTATCGGAACTGAAAAAACCAAACTTCCAGAAGGTACATGGATATTAGCAGGAAAAGTAACTAACGATAAAGCATGGAAAGAAGTGGAAGAAGGCAAACTTACAGGATTCTCAATTATGGGAATCCAGAACACAGTATTAAAAGACATCATGAAAAAAGTAGCCGATGGAGAGCCAGCAAATAAGCAATTTGAAAGCTCACTTAAAAGAGTATTAATCAGAGATTTAGGCAAAGACTGGATTGTACCATTTGTGAGTTTGGTAGATGAGCCATGTGTACCGAAGGCTAAATTTTTTGCTATCAAACAAAAGGAAAAAACCGAAACCGAAACAGAGCAGGAGGATAGAGAAGGCGTATGGGCTAAAGTAGTAAACTATTTTAAAAAAGATGATTTTGGACAAATGACTGAAACTGTAAACAAGTTAAACGATATAGCAGAAAAGGCAGGAAGGTCAATTAGTGAAGACACCTACAAAGAACTTAAAGCAATATTAGGGTCTTTACAGAAATTAATGGATAAAGCAGATAAAGAAAGAAAGCCAGATTATATGAAAAATAAAAAAAAATCGGAAGGAGATGAACTCGACATGAAAGAGGAAGAAGTCTTGAAAATGATAGAAGATAAGATTGATGAAAAAATGAAGCCTGTTCTGGAAGGGATTGAGTCTTTGAAAAAGCAGGAAACAGAGAAGACCAAAGAGCCGGAGAAAACAGAAAAAGCCAAAGAGCCGGAAGATAACAAAACCGAAATTGAAAAACTTCAAGAACAATTTGAAGCTCTCAAAAGTGAAAACGAAAAACTCAAAAAAGAGAAAGACGGACAATCCAAAGTAGAAAAAGGGCAGGAAGACGGCAAAACTAAAGTAGTAGAAAAAAGCATATATGAAGAATTAGGCAGAGATGATTTCGGAAGAAAAATAGAGAAAGGAGAGGAAGAAGATGTATAGCCAGAAAGATTTATTGGAATTGATTGATAGAGCGCAAAAAGGCGTAATAGAAATAACCGACTTAGGAGATAGTATATTAGCCAATGCCAAAAGAGCAAGATTTATAAGAAAGATGCAACACAAAACAGTGATACTTCCAGAAGCAAGATTCATGAATATGGAGTCTAACATTGAAGATATTGATAGAATTGCTTTTGTTGGCAGAGTTTTAGATGCCGGTGATGATGCCAGCAATGATCATGTAGATTTAAGTGAAGCCGCTTTCTCCAAACCTGATACTTGGACTAACCAATTAATCGCAAAGGAATTTCAGGCAATTACCTCACTAAGAGATAAAGCCGCAAGAAGAAGTATTGAAAGAGGTAATTTTGAAAATACCTTGATTGATTTATTTGGTGAAGCTGCAGGTAGAGATATGGAAGAATTAGCTATATTTGGAGATAAGAATATAAC